AATAAATATCATAATTCTTTGTTTTTTAGAACATTTTTATATTTTTTTGAAATAACACGATATTTATATTAAAAATAATAAGAAATAATTGCTGATTATAAAATGAGCACTAAGAATAATAAAAGTTTAGCAACTCAAGCTTTAATGGATATGGAAAAGATTACTGCTGCCATTAAAGAGGAGAGTAAAAAATCACTTAGTCTTTTATTGAATGAGGCCGTTAAAAACGCTCTTAGAGAGAGTTGTAACGAGGAAGACGATAAGGACTATGAAGTGGAAGATGAAATGGAAGATGCCAACAGCAATGAAAATGAGCAGGGTGTAGATTCTACTGAAGTTGAAGGGGACGACACTGAGGTTGATACTACAAGCCAATTTGGGGATGAAGCGCCTGAAAATGGAGCCGAAGAACCAGCACAGGAAGAGCCAGAGACTAGCGAAGAGCCAGAGGCTGAAGGTGATGAATGGAGCGAATTTTCAAAGTATCAAGTTGGTGATGATACATATGACCTCACTGGTGAGAATGACTACGAAAACGTAGTAAAAGTCTATAAACTTCTTAAAGATGAAGACCAAGTTGTTGTTCATAAGGATGGCAATATGCTTCAATTGAAGGATGACTCTGTAGGCACTGAATATGTGATAGACCTCGGTGATGATAATGGCGTTGACGCTGAGGCTGAACAAGGTGGGGATAATTTTGATTCATTAAATGAAGAGCATTGGGAAAACGGAAGAATGGTAGGTATTACTAAAAATGACGAGTTTGACCCTATTTTCAACTTGAATAGAAAAGGTTATATTAATGGTCAAGATGACGAATTTGGTTCTATGGATGGTATGGGCGACATTGAAGATGACGGAGATGAAATAGCTGGTTTGCCATCTGAAAGGCCAGAATATGAACCAACCGCAAAGGATATTGCTGATGTTGAAAAATGGATGGATAACTTTGATAATGAAGATGATTTCGATGACCCAATTTATGAATCAAAAATGAATAATAAAAACAAAAAGTCAAGAAGACCAATGAAGGAAAGTAAAGAAGTATTGTTCGAGGTAGACCTTGGATATACAGACAACTACCAAGACAAAGACCCTATTGCAGGACTTTCAAATAACGAGCCTTCAAAGAGTGGTAAGTCTTGGCACAAAGGTGTTCCAACTGGAACAGAGAAACCTTGGGCTGGTGAAACCAAGTCAAAGGGTGAACCATTTGAGAAAACTGTTAATGAAGAAGAAATGCCAATGGAGGATGAAGTTCCTGTTGATGAACAAAAAAATGTTGGCGGTTTCGTACAGCAGAACTCAGTAACTCGTTCTGAGCTCCCTAATTCAAATGGAAGAAAAGCACGTAGTGCACATCAGGGCGCAAAACAAGTAACTGGTTCAGCAGATAATCGTAGTACAATGGCTGAAATGAAGAAGCTAAAGGCTGAAAACAAAGCGCTTAAAGAAGCAATTTTAGCTATTAGAAAGAACTTATCTGAAGCTTATATTACAAACGCTAACTTAGGTAAGATTACTAAATTGTTCTTGGAAAACACAACTTCTCAGAATGAGAAAATTGACATTGTAAACCGTTTTTCAAATGAAGCAAAAACAATTGAACAATCAAATGCATTGTATGAATCAATTAAGAGAGAATTGAATAAACCAATTTCTACTCAGATGTCAATAAATGAATCAATGACTTCAGCTAATAGCAATGTTATTAATGAAACTATTACTTATAAGTCAAATGGATTTATGGCATCAATTGATTTGATGAATAGAATGAAAAATTGTTAATATCTAAAAGAATAAAATTACAAAAAAATAGAAATTTAATTATGAGAGATTTTTTAGCATCTGGTCAAGTAGGTAATATTGAACTTAATGAACAGAAAAGAATTAGAAAAGCAGTATCTGAGCGTTGGGATAAGCTCGGAATGACCGAAGGTCTTACTGGCACTATTAAAGAGAATATTTCACTTCTTTTTGAGAACGAAGCAAAAGCACTTCTTTCAGAGGCTACAGCTTCAGATAACAGCGGTTCTTTCGAGACTGTTGTATTCCCAATTATCCGTCGTGTATTCAGCAAGTTGCTTGCTAACGACATTGTATCAGTTCAGGCTATGAACCTTCCTATTGGTAAGTTGTTCTTCATGCTTCCTGTAACTTCAGAGCGTGAGTGGACTGGTCTTGACGAAGCTGGTCGTATCCAGGAAGGTGCTATCGGTCGTCATAAGGGTCTTATGGGTTACGAGCGTACTGACCGTCACAATGGTAATAAGTACAATCGTTTCTATCTTCCTGATGAGGCTGTAAACACAATGAAATTTTTGTTCGTTGATGCTGATGGTGCTGAGGTGGAAGTAGAAGATGCATTTGTTAACTACGATGCAGCTCTTGCATATGCAAAAGAAAATTCTTTAGCAATTGTTGGTCAGGCTGTTCCTGCTGTTACAAAATATCATAAGAGAACTCTTTATGATTTGTTCTACAATGACTTCCTTTATGATAACTCAAAAGGTAAGATTCGTATTAAGGTTGGCGAAGCAACCCCTGTTGCTTTCAAAGATTATGAACTTGTAGAGCTTACTGAGGACCTTGTTCGTCCTTATGCTGATGGTTCACTTCGTAATGTAATCCTTAAGGTTGGTGGTTTCTCTTCTTTCAACGCTGGTAAACTTACTGGTCCTGATGGAAACGAAATGGATACTGAAGCTTTCTTGGCTTCATTGAAGGTTTTCGCTGCTCAAGACATTACTGGTGATGGTTTTTCTTGCTTCGATAAATATGAAGGTATTCCTTTCCGTGTTGTAACTCAGAAGTACGGTAAGGGTATGGTAGAATACAACGCTGGTTGCGATGCTGAAGGTTTTGTTTATCTTGATGTAGATTTGGCTAAGCCAGTTAAGAAACAAGGTGCAACAATCGATGGCTATGTAGGTATCGACGTTGAAACTTATAAATCACAGCTTGCTGATATGTTCCAGGTTGCTTGGTCACAGTATGATTCACTTGAGCTTGAGACTGAAATTGGTGAGGTTTCATTTAAACTTGATTCAGTGACTGTATCAGTTGAAGAGCGTAAGCTTCGTGCTACTTGGTCTCCAGAGCTTGCTCAGGATGTTAGCGCATTCCACAATATTGATGCTGAGGCTGAGTTGACAGCGCTTCTTTCAGAGCAGATTGCAGCTGAAATTGACCGTGAAATTCTTCGTGACCTTCGTAAGTTTGCTCCATGGCAGTGCCGTTGGGATGTAAACGGTTGGAGACGTCAGGCTGCTTTCTCAACCAACTATACTCAGAAAGACTGGAATCAGGAGCTTATCACTAAGATTAACCAGATTTCTGCTCAGGTTCACAAATCAACTCTTCGTGGTGGTGCAAACTTCATCGTAGTTTCTTCTGAAATCTCTGCAGTATTCGACAACCTTGAATACTTCCACGTTTCAGACGCTAATGCTGAGGCTGACCAGTACAACATGGGTATCGAGCGCATTGGTTCACTTCAGAACCGCTACCAGGTATACCGTGACCCATATTCACCAGCTTGGTCAATTATAATTGGTCATAAGGGTAAGTCACTTTTGGATACTGGTTATATCTACGCTCCATATATCCCTATGCAGTTGACTCCTACTATTTATAATCCAGAAAACTTTGCTCCAGTTAAGGGTATCATGACAAGATACGCTAAGAAATGTGTTAACAACCGTTTCTATGGTGCAGTTAAAGTTGATGGTCTTGTTCAGTGGGACCCACAGGAGCTTCGCTAGTATATAGTTAGAACTCAATAAAGAAAGGTTCGGGAAATTCCCGAACCTTTTATTTTTTAAATCCCTTTATTTTCATGAGAAATTTTTAATTTCTCTTTAATATAATCAATTACCCACATTGTTAAAATAAAAGGTAAAAATATAACCCCAAAAACAAGCATAATGCCACAGGCGACAATGGCCCAAACACCAATCATAACTAAAATTAATATATTAGCCAAAAAATCTAAAATCTTTCCTCCCATATGTATTATTTATTAAACCAAATTACATGTGTAAAATCTTTTCTATATTCATCATCTTCGAAATCAGATGGACATGCTATAATGTTGCTTTTTCCATTATTAGTCGCGTAATACCCAAATCCATCATCATCTATTATTTCACCAGACTTACATAATTCCAAAAATTTTTCAATAGTAAAAGTATCACCTTTCCAAGTTTTTCCATATTCCATTACGGGAGTTTCTTTTAATCTCATTTCCCTTCTTATAAGAAGAATTTCTTCAGTAATGTCTTTAGCCTTTTCGGTATATTCGTTAAAAGGGACACCAGCTTTTGCACATTCATCCATTATATTGTCTCTCTTCTCAGATAAAGAAAGATATATATTATTAAGTTCTCTATATGTACATTCTTTATAATTCATGATTCTTATTTTTACAAATATATATTTTTTTTTTGATAAAAACAAGTTTTTTTATTAAAACATACTATTTAAGATATTTATATTATAGATAATATATATTGTAATAATATAGTAAATAATATTTTATGATAATAGATTATGATTATTTAGCAGAGGAATTTACTAAATGCTATAAGGATAAAAGTAGAGTATATATGATTCAAAATTATCTAAAAACATATGATGCAACGCAAAGAAAAGAAGTTCCATTTAAATTGTTCCCAAGACAACAGGATTTATGTGTAACATTAGGTAATGCAAATAACGTTGTTACAACTAAGCCACGTCAGGCGGGTATTACAACTACAACTGGTGCTTTTATTGCTTGCGAAATGTGTTTAGCTGATAAAGAATCTCCATTAACAATGTTATGTATTGGAAATACATTGGACTTAGCGCAACAAATGTTATTTAAAGTTCGAGATTTTGTTATGCAATTTCCTTTATGGATGTGGGGTGATGAATATATGGATATTGGTGAAGACCCAATGCTTCCTCCTAGAAATAAAAATATTATTTTTAGGACTTGTAATTCAAAAGAAATGGTGTTTAAAAATGGATGCAAAGTTGTTGCTAGGTCTTCAGGTCCAGATGCTTCACGAGGTGTCGGTGGTGTTACGTTTTTATGCTTCGATGAAGCAGCATTTATTGAAAATGGGAAAGATGTTTATGCATCTGCTTTACCTACGGTTTCTACTGGTGGACATATTATAATGATTTCAACCCCTAACGGTAAAGACCAATTATATTATGAAACATGTAGACAGGCAAAATTAAAAGGTACAAAAGATTGGAATAACTTTGAACTTGTTGAAATGAAATGGTATCAAGACCCTCGTTATAATAAGTTCTTAGAATGGACAAAGAAAGATGAAGAAACTGGTGAAATAATAATTAAGCCAGAAGAGTATTTAGATAAACAAGGAAATGTTAAGTTTGACAATGAACATTGGAATAAAATGGTAGAGGATGGCTGGTTGCCAAGGTCTCCATGGTATGTTAAAATGTGTCAACAATTTAACAATGATAGTCAGAAAATTGCACAGGAGTTGGATGTATCTTTCTTGGGTTCTGCATCTAACGTTGTTGAGCCTGAATTTATTGAAATGCAAGCAAAACTTAACCAAAGAGACCCATTATATACAGACCCAATGATAGAAGATACTTGGATTTGGAAAGAACCAATTCCTGGTCATAGATATTTGATGGGAATAGACTGTTCTAGAGGTGATGCTGCGGATAGAACAGCTATTGAAATTGTCGATTTAGACGGAATTGATGACGATGGTACACCATGTATAGAACAAGTATTAGAATATCACGGAAAAATGACTGGTGATGTTATTGGAGAAATAGCATATAAATATGGAATGATGTATGGTGAAGCATTTTGTGTTGTTGATTGTATTGGAGGTACTGGTGATGCTTGTATTCTAATGATGATGCGACTTGGTTATAAAAATCTTTATTACGACGACCCAGAAATGAAGACGTACACAATGCAGAGGGAGGCGTCATCATTAAAATTAACCACAGATGGAAAATTACCAGGATTTCACACTGGTTCAGTTCGTTTCCAAATGTTAACTGGCTTTGCGAATATGGTTAAGACCAATCAAATTAAAATTAGGTCAAAACGAGTAATAGCTGAATTAGATACATGGATTTATAAAGGTACGGCTGCTAGGATTGACCATCAAGATGGTTGCCATGATGACACTTTAACATGTTTGGCGATGGCTATGTTTGTAATGAATTTTTCAATGAAAAAGATTTTACAAGCACAACAAAAAGATAAAATTATACTTAAATCATGGAAATCTAGTGCAAATTTACCAAGTGGTAACGTTACTATTAGACAGACAACGGAGATTTCTATTGAGCCTAAAAAGAAGTATAATATGCCAATTTATAAAAGTAAAGATACTAGTAGATTAGCTAATAGTTATAGATGGCTTATCAAATAAACGTACTATTTATATTAAGTAAAAGATTAAATTATGACAAAAATAACTGATGAAGTAAGGGGACTTTTTAAAAGAGTTAGGAGCCTTCTTGGTGCAGGGGTAAGGTCGGTTGAATTAACTGATGAACAGTTATGTGATTTACTTCAAATAGCAATAGAGGACTATTCAGAACGCACATTAAATGAGGTAATATCTAACTCGTGGGCTGGTTTTTATGGAAAGAATACTGCCAATTCAACTGAATTAGCACATGCATTCATGGCCAGAAGTCTCGACTTAAGTAAAGAATATTCATATTGGTTTTCAAAACAAGTTGGTTTACAAAATGATGGGCCATGGGAATTGAAAAAAGATTTTATAACAATCGAGCCAGGAAAACAAGTATATGTAATACCTTCTGGTAGAACGGTCAACAAAGTTATGTATGTTAATCCACCAATGACTGATACTGCTTTATTTGCTAATTATATGGGTGGTGGCGTTGGTTTTATGCCTGGCCTTGGACAAGTTGGAGCTGGTTATGGTTATGGTGCTGGTATGGGTGGGTTCTATACAACTCAGGCAGCTGATGTTGCATATATGGCATCTGACCTTAATTTTAAAAGTCGTTTATTTAGGGGTGATTTAGTGTATAAAGTAACTGCTGGTCCAGATGGTACACGTTTATTGCATTTATTATCAACCCCTGGTAGTAAATTATCATTTGGATTTTCTGGATTAATGAATGGTTCTATTGGTCTTATAGGGTGTGAGGTTTGGTATACATATTATGATACAACTAGCGATGAAGACGCTGATGAATGTATGAGATACCATGCAAATGACGTTATTTTAAGTCCTGACCAAGTTCCAATTGCTCAGATGGATTATGCATTTTTAAACGAACCAGCTAAGGTTATTGTGCGACAATTACTTGTGGCAAAAGCAAAACAAACATTAGGTTTAATTCGTGGTAAATTTAGTGGAAAAGTAAATATACCACAAGCCGAGATGACAATGGATTATCAAATGTTAATACAACAGGGTAAAGAAGAATATGATGCTGCAATGGACGCATTAATGAAACGCCTTGAACGCCTTCGTCCAGTAAATATGATGAAAGAGCAAGCTGAATTAGCTGAAAGCCATAATAAAATACAACAATACACACCACTTGGGATTTATGTCAAATAAAAAAATATATTTAACTGAGGAACAGTTTAATTATCTAAAAGAAATGGCTTACCCAACCTCTTTTAATATGGAAGAGTTTAAAAGCATAAGGTCATTTGCAGATAGGGTAAAATATTGCGAACAAAGATTAAAGAAATTGGGAGCTGGGTCTTCTAGACGAGTTTACCAGATAGATAATGAAAAATGTCTTAAATTAGCTAAAAACAGAAAAGGCATTGGACAAAATATTGAAGAAATAAATTTAGGTAATGATATGTATGCTGGCGGTTGTTTCGCTAAAGTATATGATTATGACCAAAATGGTTTATTTGTGGAAATGGAATTGGCTAGAAAAGCTAAAGAAAGTGATTTTGAACGCTTGGTTGGGATTCCATTTGATTGTTATTGTGACTTAATTATTAGAACAGCGATTACATATTTACCAAATAATTGCCAAAGTCGCGGGTGGGTTAATAATTCTATGGAGGACACATATAATTATGTGATGGATAATATTGATGATTTTGAATTTATAAGCGAAGTTATTGATTATATGCTTAATTTTCAAGTAAAAGCTTATGGTGATTTACAGCGCATATCAAGTTATGGCGTAGTGAGGCGAAATGGTATGGAAGAGATGGTAATTATTGATTTTGGGTTGACTGAAGATGTATATAATAAATACTACAGAAAAAGCAGAGAATAATCTCTGCTTTTTCGTTTAATTATTTTCAAACCTGGGGACTACATCGGCAGTTTTAGAAGTATACCATATCTCTTGCGGGCGCCATGGCGGGCATTCGTAAGGTGGATATTTTGGGGGGAATAATCCATCTTGAAGAGGAGCTGTTGATGGGTATATATTATTTGATGTATTAATAATAGCCAACATTTCAGCTAATTCTTTTTTTGTCATTTTCATATACATTTCGTATAATTTTTCTTGGTCTTTAGTCATAATACATTTTTTTATATTAAAGTATATAAAATTGATTATATTGTAAATAGAAAAAGAAACTATTTATATTATTAGATAAAATGTTTATATTATAACAAATACACGAGATTTATGGCTTCAAATAATCAAACAATATTTCAAAAATTAACGAATGCATTTAGGGGTAGTGGTAGAGACAATATATCACCAGATATAATAACCACACCTTCTTCTTTTCGTTCCAATAATAGGGTATTATTTTCAACAAATGATAAGGATGAGTATGAACGAAAATTAAAAGGGTATCAACAGCAAAAAATGCTCTCATATCAATGGAAACGAGCAAATTCTGATATTGCAATGGAGAGCTTGGCTGGGTATACCGCAGTAAAACTCATGTATCGAGATGTTGATTTAATGGATGGGTGTCCAGAAATTGGAACTGCTTTGGATATTATATCTGAGGAAGCTTGTCCGATTAACACAAAAGGTACAATGGTTAACATATATTCAAGGTCTAATAGAACTAAATCTATGCTAGAAGATTTGTTTGTTAATCGTTTACATATATATACCGATTTACCAATGATTGCAAGACATTTAGTTAAATATGGAAATACATATATGATGCTAAATGTGGATAAAGATAATGGTATTATGGGCTGGACGATGTTGCCAGTTTATGAGATTGATAGAATTGAAAATGGAAACTTATCCACTCAAGGTCTGACTGTAACTCCTATTCAAACTAATGAAATTAGGCCTGATGAAGTAAGATTTGTGTGGGCTGGACATAATGACTCCAAACCATTTTTTAATTGGCAGATAGCTCATTTTAGATTATTAAATGATTCTTTCTTTTTACCTTATGGTGTTTCTATGTTGCATAAGGCTAGAAGGGCTTGGAGAATGTGGTCAATGATGGAAGATGCCATGTTAATATGGCGTTTAGATAAAGCGATTGAAAGACGAGTATTTAAGATTTATGTTGGTGGTATAAATGATGAGGATGTACCAGCATATATTGATGAAATTGCAAATAATTTCAAACGAACACAATTGATTGACCCTATAACAGGACAAATAGATTTGAGAAAGAACTTTCTTGATGTTTCTAGCGACTATTTTATTCCTGTTAGGCGAGAAGATGCACCAACTCCTATTGACACATTAGCAGCAGCAAATAGCCAAGTTCAAATGGAAGACATTGAGTATATGCAAAATAAAATGTTTGCTGCATTAAGAGTTCCAAAGACTTTCTTGAATTTCCAAGAAGCACAGGGAAAAGGTCAGAATCTATCTATTATGGATATTCGTTTTTCACGAATGATAAATAGAGTTCAGCAATTCCTTCTTATGGAATTGAATAAAATTGCAATGATTCATTTATATATTATGGGACTTCGTGATGAAATAGGTAATTTTACATTATCACTAAACAACCCTTCATCACAAATAGAAACTCAAGAATTGGATGATATGACGAAACGTTTGGCTGCTTTACAAACAGCCCTTGCTGACCCTGGTACTGGTATTCCTATGATGTCTATGCATCGAGGTCTAAGAGAAATCATGAAAATGAGTGATTCTGAAATTAAGGATATGCTTAATGAAATTAGGTTGGAGAAGGCAATGGCAGCTGAGTTAGCAGCAACAGCAAATATCATAAAGAAAACTGGACTATTTGATAATGTTGATAGAATATATGGAGATTATGAGGCAATGAATAATCCACAAGCGCAACAAGCCCAAGCTACTGATGAAGATGAAATGGGTGGAGGAGGCTTCGGCGGGGGTGGACTCGGCGGAGACTTAGGTGGAGACATGGATATGGATTTGGGTGAGCCAGGTTCTAGTGAAGAGGGTGATTTAGGCGGAGATATGGGCGAAGCAGATATGGATAATGCCCCAGAAGCAGACGCTGGTGAACCATTAATGGAAAGTAAAATGAAAAATTTACTTTCAAATATCACTCATAAGAAAATTAGAGAAGGCCGTTCCCCTGGTAAAAAATATTCTTCTATGTTAAAGTCCTATACATCTGAATACTTTGATTTACTGGCTGAAGGCTATAAGGATGAGACTACCATTAAAAATGATATGGAAAAACTAGACCACCATATAGTCACAATCAATAATACAATTCAAGAAGTTTGTTCTAAAATAGATTCTTTAGTAAATGAGGATGAAATGGAAAAAGAACAACTGTTAGAAGAAGCTATTAAAAATACCGAAGATACTGAATAAGAAAAGCGTGGATTAAACCACGCTTTTTTTATGTTAACTCTGGATAATTTTTTATTATTTTATTTCTAATTGATTTGACTAGAGTTTCGTATTTTTTTTCACTAGCATATCTATGTCCGTTTTTATTAATAAAACAACCAGGTTTTAATAAATCTTCTATTGTTTTTCCATTAATTAAATAATCATTATTTAATAATTTAATATAGCCTTCAACGCTTTCGTCTGGGTGACTATATACGGCTAAATTTTTTCCGTCATCAAATGACCCAACAGAAAATACGCTATTTGTTCTTTGGGCTCTAGGTGTCGCACCGAAACAACTTTCTAAATGGGCAACTGCCATTAATAGTGGTAAATCAAAATTATATTTTTCAGCTGCAATTACTAAAGCTTCTGGATTTAATTTTGTGGAATCAGGAGTAAAACCTTGATTCTTTAATGCGATATTCATGTAGTTTTTTACTAATTCTGTTTTTTGGGCGATTAGATTGTTTTTTCTTTCTTGTTCTAATTCGGCTTCAGCTTCAATTCTAGCTTTTTCTATTAATTCATTTTGTTTATCGGTGTAATTATTATAGCCATTAATTGCTGCATAAATTGTTCCGATAGACATACCGTACATTAATAATTTTTTAATTTTATTTTTCAAAACATTAAAATTTATTTCCTCGTTTAAGGTATCACCAATAAATGAACGAACCTCCTCAATTTGAGAAAGTTCTTTCATTTGCGCCTCTGTCAAAATAATTTTCATTACTCAAACAATTTTTTTAAATCCATAAAACCACATAGGTCAGTTATAATATTTTCGGAAATGAATGTTTTTTTAGATACTTTATCAATAACGCTATTAAGGCGGTTTAATGAATCAGTATCACCTTTTTCTGAGAAATTATTTCTAGCCTCTGAGAGTTGTTCTAGACAATTATTTTTATATGAATTAAACAGTTCCTCCTTATTTGAAGCATTATTTATTTCGTAAACAATTTTGGTTTCTTCTTCGCTTAAAAGTTCATTATATTTCTTCGAATAATTAAATATTTCATCAATAACTATTTCATCCAAATCATTTACTTTTTGTTCTTGTATAAAATTTCCAGATTTATTATTTTTCATATGTTCTTTAATAATCTGGGTTGCATCACTATATTCGGCTATGTTTTTATGAGTTTTCTTATTTTCAGAAATATACTTTACGGCCAAATCTAATTCTTTATTTTCATTGATTCTATTTTCCCCAATAAAATATTCAGATTTTAATCCAGATAATAAAATACCTTCTGCTAATATTTTTCCTAAGGATAAAACATCTTCATTGATAGTTTTCTTATCGACACACCAATTTTCGTTTGATATAGTATTGATAAAGAAGTCGAGATTGCTATCCTTACTTGTTTTTCTAATATTTTCATAAAGTAAATGTAAGCATTGTAAGTTCTTATTTCCCCTTATCGCTTTTGTATATGTATTCAATACACTTTTTCCAACACTAGTCTTAAATAATGCTGGGGCTATATTTTCAAATGACTCTTTTATGTAACCGAAAGATTTTTTTGAAGCATTATCAGCTATTTCGCACAATGTTATAAACTCCTTACGCTTATCTATAGCTTCATTAATTTCATTACGATATTTTTCAAGTTCATTTATCGTATTTATTGATTGTATGTCTTTGTTATTCATATTTTTCTTATTTTACTCATAAATAGTTTTATAAGTATAAAACATTTATTCTATTTAATTATTACTCTCAACTCTTCTTCTATTGGTACTCGTAAATTACCTTTAGGGTAGTTTACACCCTCAGATGTTAGATTCCCATTAAAAACAATTTCGAAAAATCCTTTGAAAACACCTTCTTTTGCTACATCTCTGGGCTTCCAATTATATTGTAAAATATATTTTTCTTCACAACTATTAGTGTTGGCTAAGACAATATTTGCCTTTGCTTTAGAAATCTTCAAAATATTAGTCTCTTCATCTATCATCGAAAAAAACACCTCACTATCTTGCAGCGCTTCATTTATTATTGATTTTTGGAAATCATATCGTCCATCATATGTTAATTCCATTTCTAAAACTGGATTAACCGAACCTTTATTTATAAAAAATTCTTGCATATTACTTTTTACTTTTACTTGATACCGCAAAGGAAAATCCCTTCTCGGTAAGATTATTTTCTATTTCATTTGAAATACTTATCGCAAAATTGTCATATAACTCATTAGATATATTTTTAAATTTCTCTTTTGGGTTATCTGTTTTAAAAAATATTTGTATTTCAAGATATGATTTTTTGTTATATAAAATTCTACTATTTGCAACATCCACAATCATAATGAAATCATTATTATGTTTATTCTTAAAAACTTTTTTTAATTTAGCCTTTAATTCATGTTCAAATAGTTCAATATCTTCGTTATATGAAGTTTTTTCAATGTTTGGCGTTATATAAGCACTAAAAGCAACATATACTGTTTCTGGATTTTTTTTATCTGTTGTTCCGATTGTTACTTTTACATCATTATTAACATATTTAAGTTCGCTACTTATCTTTTTTCTCATATAATATCTTTTTTTTATAATATAATAATTTTTTTAAAAAAGTCAAATTTCGAGAAAAAACAAGGGGACTAAGCGCTTAGCCCCCTTGAGCAACATATAGCTTCTGACCTCAAATAGAGATTTATGCGGGTTGCCTATTTAACAACATATTCCAAATCCTTTTATAATAAATAGCTATTCGATACGAATATTATAACTAAAAATAGAAAAACTATTTCTCTTGTTTTAACTATTTATGTTAAAGATTTGATAGATAATGATAAGGCATTTTTATTTAGATAAAACAAATACAATTATAGAAAATTCACGTCAGAATTTTGGTATTAACCCTATTTTAATGGTTGGCTATGGCGATGGTATTATGAGGGGTTTGATTCATTTTGATATGAATGAAATTAAATCTTTGATTGAAGATAAGACTTTTACTAATATTGACAAGTTGCATTTCACCTTAAAAATGACAAACTGTTTTTCTGTGGCTGGAGTTCCTTATGAAGAAAGATTAATAAATGGAATGAATAAATACGGAAGAAGAGCGGCATCATGCGAATTAATGTTATTTGAATTGCCTTGTGAATTTGATGCTGGAAGAGGCTTTGATTTTATAGATGATATATGGGTACATGACACCCGTTCATTTTCTACTGAAGGTTCGACATGGTTTCAATCAAAAACAAGTATACCTTGGTCTGATAAATATGAAAAAGACTATGACCCAGTAAAAAATCCAATAAACCAAGGAATTTTTTCTTTAGAAAAATTAGAAGAAGAATATAAAAATTATAAAGAAGGAAAAGATTCAATAGTTGTTGGAACACAAAAATTTGATTTCGGTGATGAACAGCTATCTATTGACATTACCAAATATATTTTAAAATCATTAGATAGCGGATACAACTATGGTTTGTGTCTTTCTTTTATACCATTTTATGAAAAACGTATTACTGAAAAGACGCAGTGCTTAAATTTTTTCACTGACCACACAAATACATTTTTCCATCCATATATCGAGGCTAATTATGAAGAATGTATAGCTGATAATAGGGATTCGTTCTATATTGGTCAAGAAAATAAACTATATTTATATACTTTTGACAACGGTTCCCCAATAAATTTGGACAAATTACCAAAATGTTCGGTGGAGGAAAAAGACTTAGAGGTGAAACAGGCGTCTAAAGGGGTTTATTATGCCGTTATTCCTAAGGATATAATTGATATGGAGGAAGACACCAT